ATGAAAAAGGCATGTACATTTTTTAGAAAGATGAGATTAACATATCCACTAGTTATAGCAATGGCAGTTGTTTATTACTTCAGACCATTCAATTTAATATTATTTGCACTAGCATACACATTCTTTGGAATGTTCTTTGATATACTTTGCGACACTATATGGGTGGCAGACAAGGTTGAAAGTCTTAGAAAAGAGAAAGGTAGTGAGATAGATGATAACAACAGAAGGAAGATACTTAACAGTAGATTTAAATGGAGAGTTTGACTACTTCCAGCAGCATAAAGGGATGATAGTTGATGAATATCTTGAAGACCTTTTAAAAATGGATATGGATGAAATACTTGTAGAGGAAGAATGTTATAAATTCACAATCAAGTTAAGAGATAGAGCACAGGCTTTAATGTTTAAAAGATTACTTGATTTAGAGTTTGAAGAGTTTGACAGACAGAACCATGACTATGAATAGAGGTGAGGTAGATGAGCATATATAGAGTAGCATTTATAGCCTATGAACAAGCTATGTATAAATATTTAAACGGATATGTAGATGAGAAAGGCTTTAGATGGCTGATGGGAAAAATAATGGATGCACTTAAATAAAAATAAAGCTCAGAGATAAGGTGGCACTTAAATACTCTGAGCTCTATACACTACACAGAAAGGATAACAGAAAATGAGCGAAAATACAAGAAAATACTTAGAAGCTGAAGTAATAGTAAGCACAAAAGATATGAGCAGAGAGGATTGGCTTAAAGCTAGACAGATGGGAATAGGAGGAAGTGATGCAAGTGCAGTTGCTGGATTAAATCCTTGGAAGTCAGCTATGCAAGTCTATATAGACAAGAAAGAAGAAAATCCTAAAGAGTTACATAGTTTCCGTATGGAACTAGGAAACAAATTAGAACAGACAGTAGCTGATATATTTACAGAGCAAAAAGGTCTTAAAACTAGAAATGTAAATGGACTTCTTAGAAATCCTAAGTATCCATTTGCAACAGCTAACATAGATAGAGCAATAGTAGGAGAAAAAGCCTTCCTGGAATGTAAGACAACTAATAGTTATGCTGCTAAGGATTGGGAGGATGGAAAAATTCCAATCAACTATGAGATACAGTGTTATCACTACATGGCAGTAACAGGAGCTGAACATTGTTACATAGCAGCTCTTATAGGTAATCAAGATTTTGTAATACATAAAATTGAGAGAGATGAAGAAACTATAAATCAGTTGATGGCAATAGAAAAAGAGTTCTGGGAAGAAAATGTTTTAAAAGATGTTCTTCCTGATCCAGATGGCTCTTATGTATGCGGAAAGTTTTTAGATGAGAAGTATAAGAATGTAAATGACGATACAGTCAATCTTTCTTATGTGAAAGACTCAGATAATTTGCTTAATAGATATGAGGAAATAAAAAGCGATATAAAGGATTTAGAGAAAGAGAAAAACATAATTGAACAAATTTCAAGGAAGAACTTAAAGAGGCTCAGAGGGGCACTGTGGGCGACAGAGTAGTAACTTGGAAGACTCAAGAAAGAGTAAGTATAGATTCTAAGAAGTTAAAAGAAGAACTTCCTGAGATAGCAGAAAAATATAGTAAAAAATCTAGTTATAGAGTTTTCAAAATAAAATAATTTAGTTGGAGGTAAAGAAAATGGCATCAGAAAATTTAAAAGGAGCATTAGAGAAAAAAGCAACAGGAACAGCAGTTAAAAAAGCTAGTCCAAGTAAAGGTATGGAACAGTTACTTAATAAAATGGCAGGGCAGATACAGAAGGCTCTACCAAGTATGGTAAGTAGTGAAAGATTCCAGAGAGTAGCACTTACAGCATTTAGCAACAACGTGAAACTTCAGCAGTGTGAACCAATGAGCTTTATAGCTGCAATGATGCAGTCAGCTCAGTTAGGATTAGAGCCTAATACACCATTAGGACAGGCATATTTAATACCTTATGGAAAACAGGTACAGTTCCAGATAGGTTACAAAGGGTTATTAGAATTAGCACAGAGAAGTGGAAAAATAAAATCTATATATGCTCATACTGTTAGAGCAAATGATGAGTTTGACATAGATTATGGATTAGAACAGAAACTAGTACATAAACCAGATTTAAAAGGAAATAGAGGAGAAGTTATAGGATACTATGCAGTTTATCATCTTGATACTGGAGGCAATAGTTTTATCTTTATGACTAAGGATGAGATATTAGAGTTCGCTAAAAAGAAAAGTAAGACTTTTAATAATGGACCTTGGCAGACAGATTTCGATGAGATGGCAAAGAAAACAGTTATTAAGAAACTTCTAAAATATGCACCAGTAAGTATAGAAATGCAGAAAGCTATGACAGCTGATGAGACATCTAAGTCTGAAATAAGTGATGATATGAGCTTAGTTGAGGAGGATGAATACATAGAAGGTGAGTTTGAAGAAGTAGTTACAGAGGGTGAAGAGTAATGGCAATTTACAGATCAATACAGACTGCATTTTGGCAAGATGCAAAAGTACTAGAGGAGATGACACCAGAGGACAGATATTTTTATCTGTACCTCTTGACTAATCCTGCAGTTAAGCAAGTTGGAATTTATCAGCTTACAAGAAAACAGATGGCATTCGAGCTTGGTTATAGTATGGAATCAGTAAATGCATTACTAGAAAGATTCATACATCATCATGACATTATCAGATATGACTATGATACAAGAGAAATCTGTATTGTCAATTGGGGGAAATATAATTTTCCTAGAGCTGGAACTCCAATTGAAAACTGTATAAGAAAAGAGCTGAGAGAAGTCAAACAAACTGATTTTATAAAAATAATCTATGATAAGGTTGAAAATAAAAAGATAAAAGCAGTTTTTGATGAGTATTTCAACGAATGTCCGTCACGGATACCGTCACGGGATACGTCACGAGTATCGTTACGGGGGGAAAAAGAAAAACAAAAAGAAAAACAAAAAGAAAAAGAACAACAACATAGCGTGACGGAAAATAAGGCTGATGAAGTGAGACTACTGAAGAGTTCTTTTAATGAAATATCTGATGAGGATATTGAAACAATTCTTGGAGTATTGGAACAGAAAAGAGAAGGTATCAGTTATCTTAAAGAAAAGATAGAGGTTGTTCAAAATACAGATAATGTTAAGAGCATAGTTGGTTATCTTATAAAAGCAATATTGGATGATTATAAGAAGTTTGAGAAAAAAGGAAGTAGCAGCAGGAACAAGTTTAAAAACTTTGACGAAACTGTTACTAAATACAGCAATGATGAGCTGAATGAAAAGATAAGACAAAGTCAAAATAAAAAGTTTGGGTAGGGGTTAGTCTCTACCTGAACTGAATGATTAAGGAGAAGAAAAATGAAGGTAGATATATTCAATGGCATTTGGGATATACAATTTATTCACTTAGAAGGTACAAATGAGTTTTTTGCACGAGTTCAAACTCTTTGCAAAGATTATCAAGAAATAGATGAGGAGATAGTTGTAGAAATATCAACATATGAAAAAGAAGGGTCAATAGAAGATATACAAAAAATTCGTATATTTGATGAGGAGATAGATAATTGGATAAAAGAAAGAACGAAAAACATGAACTTTAAATGGGCAAGTATAACAAATTCATTTGCAGATGAGAAAAGAAAAAGAATTATTTTTAGAGTTTTAAACTTGAAATATGAAAAAGAATAAATGGAGGTGATAAGAGATGGCAGATAAAGAGATAGAGATAAGAGGAAAATCAGTTGTAGTTTGGGAGTTCTGTAGAGATATGGAAAAATGTGATTGCTTAGAAGGCAGATGCCCTTTAGAAGATTTATGCAATAACAATCAGATACAGGATATAGAGTTTGATTATGATAATGAGGACGATATTAAGAAGATAGAAGAAGCTTACAAGATAGTAATGGAAGATATGGAAGAGGTAAAGACGTACAGTTTAAAGGAGATAAAGAAACTTTTAGGTGCTGGGTTAAGTGATAAAGACTTTGAAAAGATGAGAGAGGCAATAAGCAACTATTGCGATGGAAGACATTGTGATGATTGCTTGATGAGTCTTAAGTGTCCTAGAGGAAGAGAAGAGCCTTGGATAAAATACTGTGAGGATTGGGATAAAGAAGAAATTGTAGAAGCTTATAGATGCATAGAAGGAGAGATATAGTAAATGATAACCGATTATAAAGCTTACTATAGAGAGTACAGAAAAAAACGAAAAGATGAAAATGAAAGAATGGTTTATGCAGATGATGATTGTAATATGCGTAAACTTTATACAAAGGAAGATGATGAATTTATAATAACAAGTATTCAAGGTATGACAATGAAAGATATTGGTTATGCTCTAGGAAGAACAGAAGAAGCAATAAAGAAAAGAATACGGAGATTAAGAGAAAAAGGGGTTATAAGTGAATATAAAATAAAAAGGAATGGTGATAGTAAATAATCTATCACGTGGTGCGTGCTGGAAGTAAAATTCTAACACGCGTTACGCGTTGAAACGTGATTGGAGGAAAAAAAAATGGACTATGTAATATGCCCTTACTGTGGTGAAAAAATAGGAATAGAACTTTGTGATATAGGTAATTTAGATGTATTTATAGATGAATGTCCTAACTGTGAAAAAGAAGTTGAAATTTATGTTGAAACCGTTGTAGAGCTTTCAGCTTACAAGCCTACATATTTCAATTGCGACCTTTGTGGGGAAAAAGAATATGAAATAGAGGGGAGACAGTTACCTTATGAAAAAGGAGATGGCAAATGGGAATTTAAAAAGCTATGTGGCGGATGTTATTGGAAAGAATTAAAAAGAAGGAGAGAAGGATAATGAATGCAATACATTTAGTTGGACGATTAACGAAGAATCCTGAATTAAAATACTTTGAAGATGGAACAGCATCAACAACTTTTCAGTTAGCTGTAAGAAGACCATTTAAAAACAGAGAAGGTAAATACGATTCAGATTTTATACCTATACAGGTTTCAGGAAAGTTAGCAGAATCATCTGCTAATTATTTAAGAAAAGGACAAAGATGTGGAGTTAACGGTTGGCTCAAAATAGATAATTGGAAAGATGAGAAAAGTGGAGAATGGAAGAGCTTCACAAAAGTAATAGCTAGTAATGTGGAGTTTTTAGAGAGTGCTCAATCAGTTCCAAGTAATGATAATGTTGGACCTGCATTTGAACCACCAACTGACTTTGGTGATGATATGGGTTATAACACAGTTGACGATGATGATATTCCATTTTAGGAGGTAGTTATGAACGAAACAGAACTAGTAACTAAGAGTGCTGAGAAGCTACACAAGCGATTCCCTTATATGAAATTATCTGAGGCAATAAAAACATCATGGGAGATTGTAAAAAGCAACAGAATGGAAAATGGAGAGGCTGATGTAGATACTATTAATAAAACAGTAAAGGATATATGTGGTGAACAAAATTAAGGAGGTAGAGAGATGGACCTATTTGGGAAAAAGAGAATAGCTGAGCTTGAAAAAGAAAATAAAAAGTTGCAAGAGGAAAAATATGGAGCATTGATGCTTAAAGATACTACAATAAAAAATCACGAACAATTAGTACATAAGTATAGAAGTTTAAAGGCTGGTAGTGATGGTCTTAAAGCAGTGATGGAGAGTAAAAATAAGAAAGTTAGAGAGTTAGAGGATAAAGTTAGACTATTAGAATTAGATGTTAAAGATTCAGAAATGATGATTAAGGATAGAGAAGAAAAGATAGATGCTGCTAATAAGAAAATCGGAAAGCTATATGACAGAATAGAAAAATTAGAAAAAGACTATGAAAAAGTACATAGTGCATATGAGTATAGAGATAGTTTAGCTTATGCGTACAATGAAGAGGCATTAAGATACAGAAAAAAATTGGAAAAATATGAATCTGTAATGGCACATGCAACATGTTCAAGTATGAATGATTTCAGATTCTTTAGAGGAAAAGTTTATAATTCTTCTAAGCAAAATAAAAGGATAAGAAATAAATGCATAATGAAATTAGCTGACCAGATGGAAAAAATATTTAAGGAAATGTTAGGGTAGATTTATTCTGCCCTTTAAGGTTTGAAGGAGGATAAAATGCAAAAAATATTAGATATGTTTAGAAAAAGAAGAAACGATATAAGAAAGCCAATTGATATGGATAAAAGAGTAGCTATACAGATAGCTCAAGAAGAGCTTGCAGAGTTAATACAGGCAATAAGCAAAATGAATAGAGCCGCAATATATTGGGAAAAACAAATGAAAAGAATACCACGCAGCAAAGAAGAAGATAGAGATATAAACAATAAATTATCTATGATAGAAAGACTTAGAAATAAAAAGTTTAAAGACAATTTATGTGAGGAAATGGCAGATGCGATAATAGCTTTAAGTTGGGTTATGGATGTTTATGGTGTAGAGGATAAAGATGTAGCTTGGTATATAAATATGAAAGCTAATAGAATGACTAAAAGAATAAAAGAAGGTGAGTTCTATTAAGAGTAAGTATGGTAGTAAGAAAATAGAAATAGATGGAATAGTATTTGACAGTAAAACAGAAGGAGAATTTTATTTGTACCTTAAGGATCTAAAAGAGCATGGGAAAATAAAAGAGATAATACTTCAAGAAAAGTTAGTTCTCCAGGAAGGTTTCAAGAAAAATGGAAAAACTAATAGAGCTATAACTTATACAGTAGACTTTACAGTACTGGATGATAAAGGAAATCTGACAAGGATAGATGTAAAAGGAATGGAAACTCAGCAAGGTAACTTAAAAAGGAAGATGTATGACTACAAGTACAAAGAGCCTTTGGTATGGGTAGCTAAAAATAAGAAGTATGGCAATGAACAAGGTTGGATTGAATATGATAGATTGAAGAAGAAAAGAAGAGATGCAAAGAAAGGGGTGATATCATTTTAGCAGCATTTATATTTTTATTAGCGACAATGATGATAACAAGTATTATATTAAATAGATTTTAGGAGGGGTTGGATGGCGACATTGATAACTAGATTAAAAGACAAAGATTGTATAAAGGTGACAGAGGAAATATTAAAAGAGTATAAATATATTAAGCTAGGATTGAAAACTCTAAGAGAGCAGCTTGAGTTGATAGATGAAGATATTATAAGTTTGCCAGCAGTAGGATGTTCTGAAAGAGTTCAGATGTCGCTGTCTGGAAGTCCTACTGAAGATAGTGCACTAGAAATAATAGAGCAAAAGAAAATGATAGAGAAGAAAATAGAAGAGAATGAGGCTTTAATAAAAGCAGTTGATAGAGGATTGAACAATTTAGATTTAATTCATAGACAAGTAATAGAGTACACCATGATAGATAAACAGAATTTGGTTTATATCTGCGATAAGTTAAAGTATAGTGAAACTCAATTGAGAGAAAAAAAGAAAGAAGCAATTAAATCATTATCTTATGCATTGTTTGGATATAATATATCAAATGAAGATAATTTATTAAAAAGAATATAACTTTTAATTATAATATTAATTATTACATAAGAAACCACGGTTTTTCCGTGGTTTAATACTTTTTTACAATGGTATTATAATAATATAAAAACTTAATAAATCGCTATACAAGACGTTAAAGGATTTTATTGTATAGTAAAATGTGTAACCATATTGAGAGGCAACTGTAAAAGGTTGTCTCTTTTTATGTGTATTTTTAGGAGGTGATATATTTATGGGCTAACAATTAAACAGAAAAAATTTGCTGATGAATATATCATCAGTGGAAATGCAACAGAAGCTTATAAAAAAGCTGGATATAAATATTCAAGTGATAATATGGCAAGTGTAGAAGCTTCTAAATTACTAAGAAATCCTAAGGTTAAATCTTATATAGAAGAAAGAATGGCTGAAATAGAAAGTAACAAGATAGCTGACCAGAAGGAAGTAATGGAATATCTAACAAGTGTTATGAGAGGAAATGAAACACAAGAACAGCTTATAACAATTGGATTAGGTGAAGGTATGACAAGAGCAGAAACCTTTGATGTAGAAGTTTCAGCTAAGGAACGAATAAGAGCAGCAGAATTAATTGGTAAAAGATATGGTATGTGGACTGACAAGCAAGATGTTAACATAGAGCTTCCTGTATTTATAGATGATGTACCAGAGGAAGATTAATGGCAAATACATCTATAAGTAAACTGATTGGGAAAGGATACAATAAATTTTGGCATACTAAGAAATTCTATAAAGTTGTAAAGGGAAGCAGAGGATCTAAGAAATCAGTTACAACTCAGCTTGAAATGATTTATAAAATGATGAAGAATCCGTGGATGAATGTTCTGCGGATGAGAAGATATGGAAATACATTAAGAGACAGTGTATATGTTGGTCTCAAAAGTGCTGCTAATAGATTAGGAGTGTCACACTTATGGAAGTTTACAGTGTCGCCCATGGAACGGACCTATCTTCCAACAGGGCAAAAAATTCTTTTTAGGGGATTTGATGATGCTCTGAAACTTACTTCTATTCAGTTAGAAAAAGGACATATAACTCACTTATGGCTTGAGGAAGCCTATGAGCTTGAGAGTAAAGATAAATTAGATACAGTAGTAGAAGGTATGAGAGGGGAATTAGATGACCCTAATGCATACAGACAAGTAATACTTACGTTCAATCCGTAAATAAACCTGCGGCATATATAAGTGATTATATATGAAAACGCCTTTAAAACGGTGAAAATCTCAAAAGAGAAAATACCGTGCTAAGCCTTGTAATCAGTTTGGTTGCTTAGTGTGAATGTTAATGGTATAATATACTTATAAAATATATGAAAGGGGTATATTATGCAGAAATTAATTTATTATATTTATACTTTTTCCATTAAAGAATCAGGAAAAATTATCTATGTTGGAAGTACTAGACAGATAGGTGCTAGGATAAATGAACATAGAAGAAGCCAAAGAGAAAAAGAAAGAGAGCAACCTATACATGAATATTTGAATAAAAATAATTTGAAATTAATAAAAGATGTATCTATAAATATAATTGATATGGCAGAAACAAAGGAAGAAGCTTTAGAATTAGAAAAGTTTTATTTTGAAAAATATAAAAATGATTTATTAAATATATGGAAGGCTGAAGATAAAGATAATGAATATTCACCAATAAGACAACCATTAAAGGTTAAAGGTGAGGATATTTATTTTACATCTCAGAGGGATGCTGCAGAAAAACTTGGTGTTTCCAGATATAAAATAAAACAAATGACAGAAAGAGGAGAACTTGAAAAAGTAGAAATTAGAAATTCATATGTAAACGAAATGACAAATGAAATGTTTATAAACGCATATCAAATAAAAAAAAGATACAATTTAGATGCTAAAACAATAAATAAACTATCTAAAGAAGGAAAAATAATTATTAATGGAATGATTATAAGGAAAGTGTAACGACTATCGAAACAAATTGAGACACCCATAGAGGTGTCTTTTTTAATGGAGTAGAGTACACTCAAGCGAGTGGAAATGGGGCGATTCTTTAAAAGAAGAATATGATATAGTCTAATCTACATAGTGATATGTAGCAGTTCATAGGAGAACGGATATAGTGTAGCGAACTATATTGAATATTATGGGAGCGAGAATCATTGGTTAAAGAGTGAGTTCTTTGATAACTATGATGAAGATGTATTTGCTTTAACTACTACATACAAAGTAAATGAATTTTTAGATAAGCAAACTATAAAGAGATATGAAAAACTATATAAAACCAACCCTAGAAGAGCGAGAATTGTTTGTGATGGTGAGTGGGGAGTTGCGGAAGGACTTGTATATGAAAATGTAGAGTTTAGACCGCTAGACAAGGATGAACTTGCAAAACAAGGTTATACTCTGTTAGTTGGTTTAGACTTTGGTTTTACTCATGACCCTACAGCTCTAGTGGTTAGTTGGTTAGATATAGAGAATGAAACTTTATATATTATAGATGAGCATTATCAAACTGGTATGCATACCAAAGAGATAGCTCAAATGATTAGAAAAAAAGGATACAGTAAGTCAACTATAATAGCAGATAGTGCTGAGAAAAGACTAATATCTGAATTGAGAACTGAGCACGGATTAAGAAATATAAAAGAATCTGTGAAGGGTAAAGATAGTGTCAATCAAGGGATTGATAAGTTGCAATCATTAAGAATAGTTTGTGATACTTCTTTAGTTAATACCAAAGAGGAGTTTTACAGCTATGCTTATAAATTTGATAAGGTATCTGGTAAATTTACAAATATTCCAGAGGATAAGAACAATCACTTGATGGATGCGTTGAGATATAGTTTGCAGTGTGTAAACAACAAAGTAAAAGTAAAACTATTCCAGGGTGGAATTTAGGAGGTGAGACATTGTTTATAATGGATTCAGAAACGGAACTAACTACAGAGCTGCTTGAAGAATATATAAATCAGCATAAAGCTGAGGCTATTAAATTAAGAAAGAAAATGGATATGTATAAAGGTCAGCATGACATATTGAGTCGGGACCCAAAGGAAGCATTTAAACCAGATAATAGATTAGTTGTTAACTTTGCTAAGTATATAGTAGATACATTAAATGGCTTCTTTATAGGTATACCAGTAAAGACAGTACACGACAATTCAAGTGTTAGTGATTATATAGAATTTATCCAAAAGTATAATGATCAGGACGATAACAATGCAGAGCTAAGCAAATTATGTTCGATTTATGGGTATGCTTATGAATTGTTATACTTAGATGAAAATGCTCAGGTTGGTATTACATATCTATCTCCAGAAGAAGCTTTTATAATCTATGATGATAGTGTAGCTAGAGAGCCACTTTATGGAGTCAGATATTTTACAAATAGCGATAACAAAATAGAAGGTAGCTACTCAGATAAAAATAAAATATATCATTTTGAGATAGAAGATGGATTGAGAATAGTTGATGAAGAACAAAATTATTTTGGAGATATACCACTTGTCGAATATCTTGAAAATGAAGAGAGACAAGGGGCATTTGATAATGTTGATACTCTTATAAATGCATATGATAAAGCCATATCAGAAAAAGCAAATGATGTTGATTATTATGCCGACGCATATTTAAAAGTATTAGGTGCTGAGCTTGAAGAGGAAACTCTTCAGACACTTAGAGATAGCAGAATAATAAATATATCTTCACCAAATGGAGATGATGTATCAATAGACTTTTTAGCGAAACCTTCATCAGATACTACTCAGGAGAATTTAATAAATAGATTGGAAAAATTAATATTCCAGATAAGTATGGTTGCAAATATCAATGATGAGAATTTTGGTAATGCATCAGGAATAAGTTTAAAATACAAACTTCAATCTATGCTTAATTTAGCAAATGTAAAAGAGAGAAAGTTTGTATCTGGAATGAATAGAAGGTGGAAAATTATATCTAATCTTCCTAATTCTAAAATGAGTAAAGATGATTGGATGGGTATAGAATATCAGTTTACAAGAAATCTTCCAGCCAATGTACTAGAAGAAACACAGATAGCACAGAATTTAGCTGGAATAGTATCGGAGGAGACACAGCTTAAAGCATTATCTTTAGTTGAAAATGTTAAAGATGAGATTGAAAGAAAAGAAGCTGAAGTTGATAAGAAAGCTCAGATATATGACTACGATTTAGGTGATATTGATGAATAGTAAATCTGATTTTATTGCTGCAATGAAGGATGAAAAATATTGGAATGAAAGAGCTGAAATGCTTTTTAAGAATATAGAGCCAGATGAAGAAAAACTTATTAAAAAGCTAGTTAAATATTATAAGGTAGAAGCAGAGAGGCTTAATAAGTTGATAGCTGAATACTATACTAAATATGGCAAAGATAATGTCATAGAGTATAGAGATCTTTTAAAGAAGTTATCTGATAGTGAACGAAAACTATTAATTGAGGATATAGATGAGTTTATAAAAAAATATCCTCATCATAAACATTTAAAAAATATAAGAACTAGTATTTATAAATTAGATAGACTTGAAGGTTTAAAAGTATCAGCTGAGTTGCAATTGTTAGAGCTAGGTGAAAAAGAAGTTAAAGAGGTTGAAGCCTTTTTAATTGATATTTATAAAAATGGTTATGACTATGCTCAGAAAGAGCTTGGATTTGGTAGAAACTTCAATTCAATAGATACAGAAACTGCTAAGAAGTTTGTAAATAAAGCTTGGGTTGGTGGAAAAAGCTTCTCTAGAAGAATATATAATAATCGAAGGAAAGTAGCTGAATGGATTAAGACAGAGTTTGCTGATGGAGTGAAAAGAGGGGAATCATATGATAGGCTAATCAAAAAAATGATGAATAGATTTCAAGAAGTCAGCAAGAGCAGTGCTAAAAGGTTGGTAACTACAGAAGCATCTTATATACTCAATGAATCTAGTATGAAAGTATTTGAGGATGAATTTGACGAGTATAAATATAATGCTATGTTGGATGCTAAGACATCTAAATTATGTAGAAGACTAGATGGAGAGGTATATAAGGTAAGTGAAAGAAAAGCTGGTAAAAACTTTCCTCCAATGCACCCTAATTGTAGAAGCTCTTTTACTATAGTAATTCCAGATGATTGGATGGATAAATCTATTAAAGAAAATAACACAAAAGAAGAAAGTAGAGTATCCGATAAAGATATAAAGGCAATAAATGAATATATATCATCACAAAGTTATATATTGAACTATAAACTAAGAAATGACATTGAACTTGATGAATATGAAAAAGAATTGATAAAGGATATTGACAATGCTATTATGAAATTAGATAAGTATGAAGGTGAAGTTTATAGATCCTTATCATTCCAATTTGAAGATGAGTATGAAAAATTTGTAAGAGAACATAAAAATGGTGAAATCATTATGTACAAAGCATATACATCATCTTCTACAGAAATATATGATGATAGTATGAAAGTTCAAATGATAATAAAAAGCAAAAAGGGGAGAGATATGAGGTCATTTAATAAGAATGAAAAAGAAGTATTATTCCCTAGAAATACAAAATTTATAGTTGAAAAAGTTGAAGGTGATAAAATATGGTTGAAAGAAATCTAAACAAGGATAAAGATTGGTATATATTAAAAGAGCAAAGAAGATTATCAAGATGTATAAGATGCAAAAATTTTACAGGTGATATTCATAAAAGAGATAAAGCTATATGTGTAGCATTCGAAAATGGTATACCACAAAAATATATAGAACGAAAAGAAGATGATGAAAGAGAATGTAATAATGGATTACATTATGAATATAAACCATATAGTGACCCAAGATTTCATGAATCTCCAAAGGTTGTAATAATTAGATGTGGACATTGCAAGAATTTTATAGAATATAATGACGAAAAGGAAAAGGTCATTTGTAAAGCTTTTAAAAGTGGTATTCCAGATGAATATCTGAAAAGGGAAGAAAATGATAAAAGGGAATGTAATAATGGATTACATTATGAACATAAATAGTTTTTAGCAATCTGAAAAAGGTTGCTTTTTTTATGCTCTTTTTTAGATAGTCCAAGCATTAAAGACTATAAACTTTATGGAAAATAGTTGGCTGACAACTTAAAAACAGGAGGAAATAAATGAAAGATACACCATTAAAAATGAAACTTCAGTTACTAGCTGATGATAATAGTGGAGACAATGCTCCAACTGATAATCCAGTACAGAAAGAAACTGAAAACAATAATTCTGAGGGTAAAAAACAGAATGAAAAGAAATACACTGATGATGAAGTTGACGAGATCATCAACAAGAAATTTGAAAAGTGGACCAAGCAGAAAGAAAAAGAGATGAATGAGGCGAAAAAATTAGCTGATATGACTGCTCAGGAAAAAGTAGAGTATGAAAGAAATCAGCTGAAAAAGGAACTTGAAGAGTTAAGAAATGCTAATACTATCTCTGAAATGAGCAAAACCGCAAGGGGAATCCTTAAAGAAAGAAATATAGACATATCAGACGAATTACTAAGCATGCTAGTAACTAAAGAAGCTGATACTACTAAGAAGAATGTAGAAGGCTTTGCTGAGATGTTTGATAAGGCAGTTGAAAAAGCTGTAAATGAAAAACTTAAAGGAAATCCACCTAAGAAAGGTCCAGGAAACAAAACTCTTACAAAAGAGGATATATTAAACATTAAAGACAGAACAGAAAGACAGAAAAAGATAGCTGAAAATATGGAGCTATTTAATTAAAGGAGGAATATAAATGGCAGCAGAAAATAATTTAACTACAAAATTTGCAAAGGCACAGTCAATTGACTTTGCAGAACAGTTTGGTAAAAGTATAAAAAATCTTTTAGCAATGTTAAAAATACAGAGAAAATTAACTTTATCTGTAGGTTCAACTATAAAAACATATACTTCTAAAGTTACTTTAGATGGAACTACAGTTGCAGCAGGGGATATAATTCCATTATCTAAAGTTGAAACAGAAGAAGGTCCCTCTATAGAATTAAAATGGGATAAGAAAAGAAAAGCAGTAACAGCAGAAGATATACAGAAATATGGTTTTGAACAGGCTGTATCTGATACAGATGACAAACTTATAAAAGAGTTACAGAAAGAGTTAAAGAAAAAATTCTTTGCTCAGCTTGAAACTGGAACTACAGAAATACAGGGTGTCGGACTTCAAGGAGCTATGGCAAAAGGATGGGGTGCGGTAGCTGAAAAATTTGAAGATGATGATGTAGAAACTATAGCGTTTATAAATCCGAATGACATAGCAGATTATATGGCAACTGCAAATATTACAGTTCAGACTGCTTTCGGACTTAAATATATAGAAAACTTTATGGGAGTATCTGTAGCAGTTATATCTGCGTCAGTACCAGCTAAAAAAGTTTATCTTACAGCATCTGACAACTTAGTACTAGCTCAAGCAAATATGTCTAGCGGAACTCTATCAAATGCGTTTGATTTCACTACAGACGAAACAGGAATAATAGGAGTTACGCATGATATAAATAAACAGAGACTAACAGCTGAAACAGTAACTGCATCAGCTTTAGTTTTATTTGCTGAAAGACTAGATGGTATAGTTAAAGCTACTATAACAGAATCTCCAGCAGCTGCAGCTATGTTAAAAACAACAGCTAGAAAAACAACTAAAAAAGTAGAAACAGAAGATGCTGAAAAAGTAGAAGAGTAGGTGATTTAATTGAGTTTACTTGATAGGATAAAAGTCCGACTTCCAGAAGAAGAGGATGATATTCTTTTGAATGAGCTTATAACTACTGCAACAGATAGAATATGTTTAAGATTGGGAGCTGATGAGCTCCCTAGCATATTCGAGTCAATATGTGTTGATGTAGTTGTAAAGGCATATAGAAGAATCTATTATGAAGGTATTGAATCTGAAAGTGCTGATACAATGCAGACTAGTTTCGTATCTGACTTATTAGAGGAATATGACAGTGAATTTAGTGCATATTTAGAGAGAAAGAAAAAAGAAGATGTCACGCAGAAGAAAGTAGTGAGATTTCTATGAAATGGATTGAGTGTAAACTGTTAAGAATATTAGCAGATACAACGGATAGACTTGGTAATGAAATTAAAAAAACTGAACTAGAAAGAAATATAAAGGCTAGGTTAACTCGGTGGACTTCCGAAGATGTAAATATTTACGGAAGGGACTTAACTAATTCTTCTAGAAAGTTAATTACTCCAAACAAAGTGTCTTTAAGTAATAAAGCAATACAGATTGAAGATACTATGTACAAGGTAGTTAAAGAAGAGGATTATGGAAGGTTTAGAGTTGCTGTAATAGAGGAGTGGGGAATATGGCAAAATTCAGTATAGATGTGAATGGTGTTGTGGATATACAAGCCAAGATAAAAGGACTTACAAAGTATCGACCTATGATAAGAAGTTGCATTGTAAAATCTCTTGCTGATATGAAAAATAGAAGTGAACAACTTACACCAGAAGATACAAGTGAATTAAAAAAATCAGCTTACCAAAGAATGAATGGAGATTTAGAAGGTATATTTGGTTTTAATAAAGAGTATGCTCCATATGTTGAATATGGTCATAGATTGCGTAATGGAAAGTTCCATCCAGCAAATCCATATCTAAAACCTAATGCAGAAGCACAAGCTAAAATTTTCAAAAAAGATTGTGAAGAAGCAATGCGGAGATTAGCAAAATGATAAAGAAAATAAACCTAATAGATCTCCATGAAGCTATAAAAAATAAACTTGAAGAAAAAACAGATTTAAGAGCTTATGATGTTGTACCAGAAGATGTCAAAGCTCCTTTTTTATCTTTGCAATGTGTGGGCAAAGAAGATTCTTCCACAAAAACTATGTTTATCGAAAAGTTTATATTTTATATTCATTGTTTTGCTGAAGGTGATTCTTCCACAAAAATTTATGATGTAATAAATAAGGTTGAGGAGGCTCTTACAGAAGATATTGAGTTGCCTAGCGAATATAATTTAGTAAACCAAGTTGAAGAGGGAATAGTTCAGATAATTACAGAAACAGAAACATTTGAAAAAAGAGCAATACTAGAATATTCATTTAATATCTGTTATGGATTTAAATGTAAAATTTAGGAGGAAAAAATGGCAGCATTAAAAGAATTTGAAGATAAATTATACTGTGATGTTACAACTCAGGCTACTAATGCAATAGCTGGTAAAGATATTCTTTTATGTATATTTAATGCTACGGGGGATAAGTTACTAGCGATAGACGGACAGCAGTCTTTAACTTTGAATAGAGAAAAAGAGATAATAGAAATAAATTCTAAAACAATAGATGGAGGATGGAAGACTAAAGCAGCAGGACCTAAAGATTGGTCAATAGAATCTGATGGGATGTATTCTCCTACTTTAGAATCGCATCAGCTACTAGCACAGGCATATGAAGAGGATGAGTATGTTTGTTGCAAGATAGTAGATAACAAGAGAAAGAAACCTTTATTTGGAGGATTGGCATTAATAAAAGAATTTAACTTAGAAGCTCCATATGATGATTCTATGACATTTGAGATGACATTAGAAGGTTGTGGCAAGCTTACAGACTTAACTAAATCAGAAGAAGCTCCAGCAATGCCTGGAGAAGGAGGAATGGCATAGAATGTTTGAAATTGAAGGTAGAATATACGAATTAAGATATGATATGAAAACTGTTGAACAGTTAGAAAATACAGTAGGAATGTCTATAGTAGATATGATACAGAGTGTTCCTACTCTAACTAGATTAAAAATGATGATAGGAATGGCTCTTTGGAATGAGCATGGAAATAAAGTATCAAGCAAAACTGGTTCAGAAATGGCTGAAAAGTTTATACAAGAAAGAGGATTATTAGAATGTTTTAGAGAGTGCGTCAATAAAATCTCTGAGGACTGTGCTTTTTTATTCCGAAACGCTTAGTTGAATTTGAATATCTTGGTAAAGATGAAAACAAAATAGAAGATGATGAAGCAAGTGAATATTCTGAGGATAAGGCACTTGCTTTTTTTATCGTCAATTTTGGTTACACTAAGCGAGATTTTGAAGCTTTAACGATAAGAGAAAGAATATTTGCTATGAAAGCTTGGGAGGATAAGAAAGTATTAGATACACAATTAATAGCTAATGCGTTCTTCAATGCTTATGCAAATGCAAATAGAAAGAAAGGTAAAAAGCCTATTCCACTATGGAAAAAAACTAAGAATAAAAAAGTGAATATTAGTAAAGTAAAACAACAATTTGCTGAAATTGAAGAAATTGAAAAGAATGGCTCAAAGGATTGGGTTAGACAGATATATGAAGGAAGGAGGTAATACTTCTGAGTTCGTTAGGTGATATAAAAGTAAAAATATCTGCATTAGCTGATGGATTTAGTGAAACTATAAATGAAGTAGCTGATAGTTTAGAAGATTTAGATAAAAAAGGAGAAGGTACTGCATCATCTGCTCGGCGTTGGGGAGATAGATTTACTGATATGGGTAAGACATTATCTAAAGCTGGAGTTGCGGTAACAGGAGCAGTTGGTGCTATGGTTATGGCAGGTTCTAAATGGTCGGCTGAGGTAGCAGGTCAGCAGTTCTTATATAATAACTTGGATACTGCTATACAAAAGACTATAACGAGTGAAAGTCGGCACGCTAACTCTATAGGACTTACAGAGCAACAGTATAAAAATTCTGCTACAAGCATAGCTACATATTATAAAAATATGGGTATGACTACTCAAGAAACTTCAAGATTATCTACAGAAAGTATGAATCTTGTTGCAGATCTAGCAGCAATAACTGATATGCCATTTGATGAAGCTATGGACAGATTTAAGAGTGGATTGATGGGAAATTATGAAGCCCTCGATATATTCGGGATAAATGTATCAGCACGGTCACTTGAAAATAGTGAGTTTGTCAAAGGGTTAGGAAAATCTTGGAATCAGTTATCAGATAATGAAAAAATGATGGCAGTTTACAATGAGATAGTTAGACAGTCTAGTTCAGCTCAAGGACTAGCTAAACAGGAAGCTCAGTCTTTCGGTATGCAGATGAAATTATTAAAAGAAAAAATAATGGAAACAGCAGGGGCAATAGGTGAAAAATTGCTTCCGTATTTAGAACCATTTATACAAAAAATGAATGAGATAGTTGAAGCAGTTGGAAACTTTGCCAATGAACATCCTCAGCTTATGGCTGGCATATTAGCGGTAACAGGTGCTATAGGTGGTTTAATGTTAGTACTTGGACCAGTACTCATGGTTATTGGTCAGTTGATGACAGGATTTGCATCGGCAACAGTAGTTGCTGGAGTACTCGGAACAACAGTAGGAGCAATGGCTTTAGTATTCTTGAAAGTAGTTGCGGTAATTGCAGCAGTTATTGCAATAGGAGTTCTTTTATATGCTAATTGGGATACTATTAAACGGAAAGCTCTTGAATTGTGGCAAAACATAAAAATAGCTTGGAATAGTATTAAACGGTCTACGATACAAATTTGGAATAGTATAAAAACAACTATTACAAATGTATGGAACAATTTAAAATCAACTGCTACTAATATATTTAATAATATCAAAACAGTTATTTCAAATATATGGAATAATGTAAAATCAGTAACATCTAGTATATGGAACAGTATAAAGAGTACAGTTTCAAGTATATGGAATGGAATAAAATCAACTGCAACAAGTATATTCAATGCTATTAAATCATTTATAACAACATCTTGGAACAATGTAAAATCAACTACGACATCAATTTGGAACAGTATTAAAAGTAGTATAACTAGTATACTTAATGGAATAAAATCAACATTCATTAGTATATTAAATGCTATAAAAAATGCTGTTAAAACAGGTATGAACAATGTAAAAAGCACTATGGTAAATATAATGAATCAAGCTAAGAGTGCTATAAGTAATATGGTTGGGCGGTTTGCAAGTGTTGGTAGAAATATCGTAAATGGTATAGCAAATGGTATAAAATCTGGAGCGAGTGCAGTAATTAATGCGGCTGCAAATGTAGCTAAAAGTGCATTAAATGCAGCTAAGAAATTTCTTGGAATACATTCTCCTTCTAAGGTTATGGCACAAGAAGTTGGTAGATTCATTCCAAGTGGTATGGCAGTAGGTATTACCGCTAATATAGATAGTGTAAAAAATGCAATTAGAGAAATGACTGGTATAGGAATAGAGCCAGCTATAGCAACAGTATCTGATATAGACTATAGTGGTGCTATGAATTATCAGAGGTTTAATCCTGGTACAGATAATATAATGAGTGAGGATACTACTCCACAACCATTACACATAAACTTTAGATTTGGAAATAGAAAATTCAAAGGATTTGTAAAAGATATAACTAGAGCTCAGGATACAGAGATAGAGCTTATAGAAGAATATGGAATATAGGAGGGTGGCAAATATGAAAGAAGAAGTATCTTTTTTAGAAAAAGAGAGTAAAGGCTACCCTCTTAAATTATATGTAAATGGAATATGCTTAGATGATGCAATAGAGGGATTCAATACTCTAAATGTATTTGGTAGAACAGTAGCTCATAAGAAGGTAAATATAACTGAGGGCACTGATAATGGTGGCTTTATGAGTTCTAATAGATACAAAACAAGAAAGCTAACAGTCGAGTATTGGATAAAAGCAAAAGATAATAAGGCTCTTATAAAGAGTTTTGAGAAACTGAACAAGATATTAGCAGGAGATAACCTTGACATAGTAGTAAATGATGAAAAATTCCATTATTTTGGAGTAGTGTCTGAATTTGAAGAAATAAATGACACTACCAATTGGATATACAGTAAATTTGATATTGTGTGTTTAGATCCTTTTAAATATAGTGATATATATTCTATTAAATTTGATAGAAAGACTAATTTTCCATATCTATTTTTACATGAAACTATACCAGATTCTATAGAAGTAGATTTAAAGGGAGATTGTGATATTGTAAAAATTACAAATACAACTAATGGAAAAAGTATTATCTTAAATGGAAAATTTAAAAATGGGGATAATATACTAGTTGATATTAAAAATAGCAATGTAGTTTATAACCGAAGAAATAATTTAAATATGCTCAATCTACTTAGTGATTTTGAAGATTTTACAATGAATTTTGATGATGAGATTGTAGTAGTAGGTTCTTCATCAGACTCTTGTACTATAAAATTCAGAGAAAGGAGACTATAGGATGCTTTATTTGTTTGATAAAAATGAAAATCTTATAAAGATAATACCTAGGGAACAGATTGAAACAGCTATATCAACTGAAAAACTGAATAATATAATGACTATAGATGTTGATTTAGCATCTGTAGAATACGCTGATATATCTAATGCTGAGTATATAGGACACTTTGATTATCAGAATAAAGAAAAATTTCTAATGTATAGAATAACTAATAATATATTACAAAATTCTAGTAGTATAAAAGGCATCCATATCTTATTTGATGAATTGAAAGCTAATGGATATATAAGAGATAAGCGTCCAAATGATTTGATTGCATCTGAAGCTCTTAGTACAATTTTAGCTGGTACACGTTGGAAAGTTGGAGAAGTATTTACTGAAAATAAGGGAACTACCAACTGGTATGATAAATCAAGATTAGATGCTCTATCTGATTTTTTAAGTGTTTGGAATGTAGAAATAGATTATAGAATCGCGTTTGATGGTCAGAAGATTATAGGAAGATATGTAGACCTTTATGACGAAATGGGAGAAGATACAGGTAGAAGGTTAGTTTATGGTAGCAATGCCATAGATATAAAAGCCGAAGAAATAAAGAGTAATATCTATACAGCTCTTATAGGTAGGGGTAAAGGCGAAGAGAAAACAGATGAATCTGGAGAATCTACTGGAGGATATGGTAGAAGAATAGATTTTAAAGATGTTGAATGGAAAAAAGCAAATGGTGATCCTGTAGACAAACCTTTAGGACAAGAGTATGTAGAGATTCCAGAAGCAACTGCTTTATATGGATATTCTGATGGAAGTCCTAGAATTAGAATTACAGAATTTGGTGATTGTGATAATAAAGAGGAGCTTTTAAAACTTACTTATGCAGAATTAGTTGATGCAGCTAGACCTAAAGTAGAACTAACTACAGAAGTAAATAGAATAGGTACTACTAATTTAGGTGATTCAGTTAATATAATCAGAAAAGATATAGGATTATATTATACTGCTAGAGTATTTCAGATTGAAAGAAATCTACTAGATGATAGCTTAACTAAAATATCTTTAGGCGATTATATTCCAACATCAGCAGAAAAGAAAAATAAAGATTATAACGATAGATTAGATGCTATAAATAACGCATTAGATGAATTTAAAGATAAGTCCCATCAAACTGATGAGGACTTTTTAAAATTACTTCAAGAAGGGTTAGAACAGAGCTACTACAATGATGATGGATACAACTATGAGTTAAAAGTTGATAATGAATGGAATCTTCCAGCAGGGTATTATAGTTTTGATAAACCTATAAATCAGAATCCTAGTAAAGTAATTTATATGGGTGCTGGTAAGATAGCTATAGCAAATAGTAAAAAAGCTGATGGTAGTTGGAGATGGACTACATTCGGTACTGGTGATGGATTTGTAGCTGACACAATAGTAGCTGGAGTATTAAAAGGTGGTAAAGTTAAGTGGAACCTTGAAACTGGTGAGTTTATAATTGGAAACAATGCCGAAGATTTTAAATTAAAATTTGATGGTGAATCTCTTATATTTGGTTCTCAATCTTTGGGAAAAGATAATATGACACAAGAGTTAAAAGAAGAATTAAAAGGTGAACAAGGTCCGCCAGGAGAGCCAGGAGAACCTGGAACAGATGCAACACTACCAGAGTGGTGGCATGATTGGAATCAATCAACAACTACTATAAATGGAGATTATATTTTAACTCCAAGAATGTATGTAGGAAGTTCTAACAAAGGAGTATTCTTTGGTAATAATGTAGTTCAATCTGGTGGTAAATATTTAAGTGGATTAGTAGGATATTGGTCTCCAGATGTTACTTTTCATTTGGATACAGATGGAAGATTAACACTTGGGAATAAACCTGGTAGGCAGTTTATTGTAGATGGAAGTGGAAATGTAACTTGTCCTAAAATAAAAAGTAGTGAGATAGAAGCTGGAGCTATAACTACTGATATGTTATATCCTGGAGCAAATAACAGAATAGTTTTAGAAAGAGGTAAAACTGCTGGAGATGTAAATTCAATGAGTATAGATGTTAATAATGAAGGTATAAGGTTAAAAAAAGACCAGTACACTTATATATTGGTTTTTGATGGAGGATTTAGATATTATTATAACGGTGATGCTGTGTTCAACTTAAACACAACATATGAAGAATTGCAAATTACAGATTTAAGTTTAATTCCTAAGAATACTCCAGGGAATGCTCTTACATGTGGGAAAAATTCTTCTAATCGTTATTTTGATAGCTTTTATGCTAGAAAGTATTACGGAAGAAGTACAAATATAGGAGCATTTAGTCTTTCGGATGAGGATATACTTCAAGAGGAAAAGAAAAATATTTCATATGATTTTTTTAAGAAATTTTCTACAAACTCAAAAGAAATTTATCTTTCAAAAGTAAATGAAAATGAAGACAGGATGATGCTCTCAGAAACAGCAAATCAATTTTCTGATGCATATCAAATTGCTGATGATAATCAAGAGATAGTATTTCAAGACACGAATTTTATAACAGAAACTCAATCTTTAGCATTAGAAAAGATTATAAATAAATTAGATTTATTAGAAAAAGAGAATAAATCTTTAAAAGAAGAAATTGAAAAACTGAAAGGAGATGGTTCAACGAATGCTCTATAATTTCGGTAAAAATAATATAACTATAAGATTTACAGAAAAAGAAATAGAAAATGGATTCGGTGGTATGACAGGTGACTACAATACAAGGGGATTTGTAGCTACAGTCATAGCTGATGACGGACTAGCACTCAATGATGAAACTATAGATATTAGGCTTCTTATAAGAGAAGAGGATGGAAAAGGTATCTATGAATCAAAGGGTGCTTTTTTAGAAAAAGGTAAGTATAAGTTTATAGTTCCAAATGAGGTATTTAGAAAAAATCAGACTGTAGATGTACAGTTTGCTCTCTTCGATAAAGAGGCTAAAGAAACACTTCTTTCAGCAGTATTTAAAAGAGATGTAAATAGATCTTTACTAGAAAGAGAAACTGACAATGGAGAATTATTTATTGATTATGATAAAGTTCATGAGTTTTCACTTCATTATGAGGATAAAATGAATGAGTTGAAATCAGTTAGTCAAGAAGGTTTAAATGATATTAATCAAGCTGTAGAGAGTGGATTAAGTAATATAGAACAAAAATCTACAGAGGGATTAAATAATATCAATGCAGCAGTTGCAGAAGGTTTGAACAATATGAGTGAAATAGAATCGAATGTAACTGATATTCAGACTGATATTACAGAGAAAAAAACTAACTTTGACTCTAAATATGAACTTGTAAAAGGTACGATAGATAGAGAAGAAGAGAGAATTACTAATGAAAATAAGAGGATAGAAAATGAGAATAAGAGGATAGCTAATAATGAAGTAGTAGAAGAATGGATAGCTAACCCAGAACAATTCAAAGGTGCCCCAGGGACTTCTCTAATATTTAAAGGACAAGTTGATACATCTACATCTCTACCACCTACAGCACAACAAAATGATGCATACCAAGCTCAAGATACAAAAGATGTATGGATATGGACAGGTAGTAAATTTGAAAACTTTGGAAAACTACAAGGACCTAAGGGAGATACTGGAGAGCAAGGTATTCAAGGACCACAAGGTTTAAAAGGTGATAAAGGAGAAAAAGGAGATACTGGTCTCAAAGGTGATAAGGGAGATACTGGTGCAGTTGGACCACAAGGACCTAAAGGTGACCAAGGTATACAGGGTGTTCAAGGACCTAAAGGGGATAAAGGTGACCCTGGTAAAGATGGAGTATCTATAACAGTTGATGATATTCCATTAGCAACAACTTCTTCAGATGGACGAATGTCTAAGGAAGATAAAACAAAACTTGATGGAATAGAAGCTAATGCTAATAATTATAAACACCCAACAACTCATCCAGCTTCTATAATAACAGATGATGAAACTCATAGATTTGTAACAGACGTAGAAAAAAATAAATGGAATAATTCTGCAGAAATATCAGATATGACTACTAGTACAACTTCTACTTGGAGTTCTAAAAAAATAGAATATGAAATAGGAAATCAACAAATAGCTATAGATACATTAGACCAGTTAATTTTAACTGGAGCATATACTGCTTCTCCTTCAGTTGCAAATATAAACTGGATATGGAATAGTGATAGGATGGGAAAAGTAATGTGTCTAATGATGCCCGAACAAGAAAGTTCATTTGTTGAGAAAACAACATTAGATTCTATATTAAATGATTCTATAACTAGAAATATTGTTATAAATAATGTTGGTGTTATAGACACCGCAATGAGTCAATATGGTGTAAAAAGAAAATTTATAGAAAAAATAGATGTTGTTATAGATATGTTAAAATCTGATATATCAAAAGATTATATATTATCAGATGAATATGCAGTAAGGGATATATTAAATAGTGTTGATGATTTTAATAAATTCTTCTCAGTTTTTAAAGAAGATGAAAATATGAGATTCAATATACTAAATAGTGATTATCCATATTTAAGAGAAAAAATGAATGGAAACCAAGAAGTTTTGGTTTATTATTTAAATTATGGAAATAATGATAATTTTTTAGTATTTAAACAATTATTTGAAGATACAGAAGCATTAAAACAAGCTACTGTAAAAAATGGTTTACAATACAGTTATCTTGAATTTGTGTTCATTTTACAAAACTTAGACTATTATAAAAATATTTGTGAAACTGGAGTGTTAGATGGATATATAAAAACTACAGATAGTAGGATTCATGCATTATTATGGCAGGCTGATAATCTTCAAAAACCTATCTTTGCAAGTTCGTCGCTTTGCGACGCAACTTTCACAAGCGTTTACGCTTGTGACAAGGTATTTGCATCAGACATAGCTATACCTAAATGGGCAAAATCTACTAAAGGTGTTGCAAAAGCACAAAATAGTAGTTTAATACAAGTAAAGAAAAGACTAGAAGTTTTATTTGATACTTTAGAAAGATGTATTTCTAAAAATAAAATGAAATTAAATGCAAATACTTATCAAGATGGTGTAGCTAATTTAAATTCAAGTACAAAAGTTGCAAATTCTATAGTATTATGTGCTTTAGGAAGTTATAATGGGTCTGGAAGTACAAATCTAATTCATCCAAATGGACAAACAGCAACAAGTAACGGAAACGCAGGAAAAGCAACAACTGTATATAGAAATAATGTGAATGGTGTAAGTTTTACTAATTGTAGTTTTACGGAAAGTGGCGATGGTTATTGTGCAATAAGAGTATACACAGTAGTTTAATAAATAATAAAATATAATAAAAATATAGGAGTCATAGATTAAGATATGTTCTTTTTTATGCCCTTTTTTAAAAATATGTGGTATAATGAATATAGAAAAAGAACCACGTCAAAGTGGCTAATAGAAAAAAGCGAATTATTTATTCTTCTTTTTAGAAGAACCTAAACCACTCTTTTTAGACGTGATTCCAAAAACGATTATAACTTATATTTTTAACAAAAGGACTGATATTTTTTATCGGTCCTTTTTTAATACAATTTTTTAGGAGGTGATGTTTGTGGAGCTAACAGATATAAATATTCTTCTTAGTATAGTAACAGGTGTTGTTGGTATTTATGCTGGATATAGAAAAGCTTTAAAAGAAGCACAGGAAAACGGGAAAGATAACGCAGTTATAATAACTATGCTTGAGCATCATGAAGCCTTGCTTACTAAATTAGATGACAAGCTTGAAAAAAGTGCACATGATAGACATGTCATTGAAAAAGAGTTGGCTAGACAAGATGAGAGAATTGATACAATTTTTAAGAACGTAAAAAGGATAGAAGCGAATTGCAAGGAATGTAGGAAAAAATGTGATTAAGGAGAAAATGAAATGTATTTCAATAAAAATGATATATCAGAAATAACAGATGTTACTGCTGAAGAATTAGAAAATGCAGTGAATAGTCTAAAAGAAGATAATGGACTTGAAGGCCTAGGAGATTACTTTATAGAAGCTCAGGACAAGTATAATATCAATGCAATAATGCTTGTAGCTATAGCTTGTTTAGAGAGTGCGTACGGAACTTCTAAGCTAGCAATAGAGAAGAACAACTTGTTTGGACTTAGAGCAAATGACGAATATCGAGATGATCCTTCAAAGTATGGAGATTATTTCTCTACAAAAGAGGATTGTATAGACTATGCTTGTCACAAGCTAAGATATCAGTATTTAGAGGAAGATGAAAAAGCTCCATGGTGCTACTGTAATGGAGAGACAGATATATATTCTATCGGCTCTATATGGTGTAGCAATCCAGAATGGGGCGACTATGTGGTTGACTTATCAGCAAGATTATCAAAGGTAATTGAATCTGAAAGAGATAGTCACATAGATTACAAAGCTAAATATCTAAAAGAAAAAGATAAGCTAGACAGAATAAGAGCCATATTAAATGAAGATGAAATAGACACTTATAATTTAGAGGATGAAGAGGAGGATGAACCCAGTTATGAATACTAGATTTAAAAATGTAGGTTTCTGGATAGGTATAGTAGGTATAGTTTTAACTGCTGCAGGAATAGATCCTGCAAGTATAACTAGTTGGGATATACTTTTTACTAACATAGTAGAAGTAGTTAAAAATCCTTATATGCTAGTAACTATAATAATGGCAGTGGTTGGAGTATTTACTGACCCAACTACTCCAGGAATAAAAGACAAGAAGGTGAGTAAATAATGGGTGTAAGCTCAGGAAAAATAACTGATAAAAAGTTAGGTAGTGCTAAGGTAACGGTTGATATTCTTCCTAATGGAAGATGCATACCAGGTGGCTCTATGTCACCAACGTACATCACAATTCATGATACTGGCAATGATGCACCAGCTAAGAATCAGCACAATTATCTAAAAAATAATAATAGAAATGGTAGTAATGCGAAAGCGAGTTGGCATTTTTCGGTTGATGATACTGAGATAATACAAGCAGTTGCTACTAATAAAAAGGCATGGCATGCAGGGAATGCTACTGGTAATGGTAAGAGCATAGGGATAGAAATATCTCAGAGAGGTAATGCTACTAAACAGAAACAAGCATATCTAAATGCAATAGAGATTGTAAGAGTTTTGATGAAAGCTTATAACATTCCTATAAGTAGGGTTGTAAGACATAAAGATTGGACTGGTAAAGACTGTCCATATAATATGAATCATAGTAAATATGGATTAAATTGGAATTGGTTTAAAAAAGAATTATCAGCTCCAAGTAAAAAGGAGGTGTTTGACATGGATAAAGTAGTACTTTATTGTGGGGACGCAGATGTTTTCGCAGCAGTTGTTGTAGCTCAGAAGTATAAGTGTCCTATGATGAAGGAATCTGACTTCAAAATAAGTGGTCTGAAAGCAAAAGAAGTTGTTCAGATAGGTGGTAAAGCAGAAGATGCTAATAGATTCCAGACATTCAAAAATGCAGCTAAATTATTATAGTTTAAAGAAGTACAAAATATAAAAAAATATAATCTAAGAAAGAAAAAATAATAGTCCAAAACAGTAATATATTATAACAGTAAACAACTATGGGAGAGGTCCTATAGTGTTTAAAAATCTAAAAAATCTCATAACTTATAACAAAAATGGGCGAGGGAAATCAAATTCCTTCGCCCTATTTTTTTATTCTTCAGAGTGGTCTTTTTCAATTATAAGTTTCCCATCTTCCATATAAAGAATAACAGCCCTATCTTCAGGTGTTACACCTAAATCACGAACCATCTGAGCTGGTAAAGATATTCTATATCCTACTGAATTTTTACCAGCATTTCCACCAGCTTTTTGCATCATTATATTTCTTTTAGTTTTTTCCATTTTAAATCCTCCTAATGATTAAATATAATATAAATGTTTATTATGGTTATAATTAAATTTAATACGCTTATTACAGCTGTTGCAAACAATATTTTTGATAATTTACTCATTAAAAACACCTCCTATTAAGATATATATGTTATAATGATGTAAAGAAAACAAATAAGATTTTATTAATGGTAGAGGGAGGGTTAGTCCCTCTACCGATTGAGTTAGTCTGTTAGGAGTTTTATTAATCCAATTAGACTAGTTATTAATGAGATTATAGATGTCCAAAAGCTAAATCTCGCTGTTTTGTATTCGAAATCTTCTTGTTTTCTTTTTTTTCTGCTCATTTTTATCACCCCCTTTCTTTAATTATATTATACTACATTGGGGTTCAATAGTCAAGTCTTTTTATTAAATTTATTCAAAAATAATATATTTATTTTAGCAAATAGAAAAAGACTGTCTAATTAAAGGCAGTCTTTTTTCTTCCAACATTTTTTGACTTCCAACATTTTTCCAACACAAAAAAATTTTTTTAAAAACAATTAAAAATAACTATACATGATTATCAGTGAAAGATATTTAATAATTGAGGAAAATAACACACTTATAAACAAACAATAATAATTATTTGTAGCTAACTAAAAAACAATATGATAAAATATTATTATTGAAATTACAGAAAACTATGAAAAAAGAATAAACTTTTTTAAAATAGTATTAAAAAAGAAATTGCTAAAGAAAGAGATGGAAATATGGAAAAATTATACTACACAGATAGATATAAAAAAGAATTCAATGCAAATGTTGTAGAAATTTTAGAAAGAGAAGGCAAGTACTTAGTAGAATTAGATCAAACTGCATTTTTCCCAGGTGGTGGCGGACAGTTTTGCGATAGAGGTACGTTAAACGGAATAGAAGTTGTAGATATGCTTGAGGAAAATGGAAAAGTATATCATTTAATAGAAGAAAATTTATCTGATAAGAAGGTAAAAGGTGCTATAGACTGGGATAGAAGAGAAGATGGAATGCACCAGCATTTTGGGCAGCATGTACTTTCTGGATGCTTCTTTACAAAATACAATAGAAACACTTGTGGATTCCATTTAGGTGAGGATATAAGCACAGTTGATATAGAGGGTGAGTTTACGGATGAGATGCTTTTAGAAGTTGAAAA